AACACTTCTTCTTGATGTATATTTACTTTATGCTTTGTTAATTGTTTTGTAAGTCTATTAATCCTCATTTTATTTTTATTGATGACTAATAACTGCATAATACATCTTAACACTTTAGCATTTTTATAAAAGACCTCGTCCACTTTATTGTCTAAAAAGGTATTTAAAAAAGACTTGACATTCTCAAACATTTCTTTATTGATTCTATAATTGCCGTCTTTAAATCCTCTTGACACCCTTTGAGAATATCCTCTAATATCCTCAATAGTTCGTATTTTGTTCGCATATTGGTAGTAGGCTTGTATTTCCCACAGATTAGAAAAATTTACTTTATAGCTAGTTTGTAATTGTTGCAATCTAGAATAGTTCAATCTTTCCGTAGTGTTTCCACCCTCACCACTAAAAAATTTTAAAGCTTGTTTATTGTCCCATGCGTTTTGATTTGTATTTTGACTTTTCATAATTTGAAAAATCTGTTCCAAACTATTAACGTAAATAAATTCGCATAGTGTTCTAAGCCCTAATGCATTGTTAATTAAATACCGGTGTTGTCCGTCCCCTATATACATTTTATTTTTTAATACGCATACTGTAATTCTATTTAAATTACCACCATGAAAAGCCAAATCTTGGGCTTTGTCAAGTGTTTTTTTGCATATCTGCGGTATTCGGTTAGTATCAAATAAAAAATGGACATTTGAAAAGTCCTTTTTACTGATATAATTTGGTCTTTTGATTTTAAATGTAGGCTTTGAAACTTCGATTCCTTTTAAAGCCATGTCAAAAGACTTTTGTATTTCTTTTTTTGTTTTTGGTGTTGTTGTGGTCATTGTTTTAGTCCTTTCTATTATTTAATAATAACATATTATAGTGATTAGTCAAGTACAAAACCGGAATAATCTTTTTTGGCCTTGCCTTTGGCCATTAGTCCGGCTATAATATTATTATCATCTGTGAATCTAAGGTCTGTTTCATCAGCATTAATAACCCTATAGCCCTTGTAAGTTTCCGGTAATTCATTGCGAAATACTGCGGATATATTGCCACCCTTTAACAATATGTCAAATGCTTCCTTGTAGTTATCCTCATTTAGTGAATAGGTTAAATGATAATTACTAGGATATTGACCATTGACAAATTTTAAGGCCCTTTTGTATATCTTGGTATAATCATAAAACTGTACTTGTGGGAACTGTTCAAATATTCCTGTAGTTTCCCATGATATATCACTCGTGCCATTTAAACGAATACAAGGTATAAAACCTTTTCTTGTTGCGTTCTTGATATGGTTAGTTATCTCTTTTTTTAACTGTTCCATAAATGTATCACGTTCTTGGATAAACCACCTTGTCTTATTAATACGGCCTTGTTGTACATTGTTAAAGGCACCATGTCCCGCAGTATATAAACAGGCTTTCTTACAACCCTCACTAGCCATGGGACAAGTATTAAAACCAGATTGATTGCTAGGGGCAAGGTATAAAATAGCAGTCATATAGCCGTCTTTTTGTCCCTTGACTGTTTTGGCATTGTTATCAATGTTTAATAGTTTTTTAGCCTTTGTAAATGGTAAGTAGTTCATTTATAATGTCCTTTCTATTACTTTGAACGTATAGCCTAAGGTTTTTATCCAATGGATATCCTTTTCTGTTAGTGTTCTTTTTCCTGTAAGTATTGCGAATACTTCAGCTTTGTTGCAATATGGATAGATAAAATCCTTTCCATAATGATTTCTTATTGTGACTTGTAATTCCATGTTATATAATTATAACCTTTCTACTTGAATAAATCAAGTCAAAAAGGGGATATGAAACCCCCCTTTTGAATTAACTTATATTTTTTCTATCTGTTTAGTATCTACCTTTTCAATCTCTTTTTGTAGATTGTGGAACATATTCCATATTTTTGTTGCGTCTTCATTGTTTTGTATCTCAATCTCTGACATTTCTTTTAAATTATTTAATATGTCAATTATTGATTGTAAGTTAGTATTATTCATCATTATAATTGCCCTGTGTCCTTTACTCTTTCGTCTTCTACTTCTTCAAGGTGTCTTTCTAGTTCTTTATCCTTGTTGTTGTTTGGTCTTCTATCATCTATGGTTATCTTCTTACCATATTTGTTGATAGCTTCGTCCAGTTCTTTATCTGTATATATTATAATTGTAGTCATGTTATTAAATCCTTTCATAGATTTATTATTCATTGTTAATTAAGATATAGATTTATTTTAAATATTAAACATGACAAGGTGTCGCATATAAAATGGTGATATACTTCAATACTATACGATTGTTGCATAATCTGTAAAAAGTTATCCACAGGGTATATTTTCCACAGTCAGCACAATATAGGCCAATATATGCAGTTCTATATGAAGAACTTTGTTTGATATTCTGTATATAGAATATGGGGCAATATATGAAACAGGATAGGGGGGATATGTTTTTGAAAGTGTGGGGGTTAGTTGTAACAGGTCCATAGCTTTATCCACAGATTGTGAAAGTAATATTTTATCATTTATGTATATAGTGAACAGAATACGAACATATATATGAACTATATTTGTAATATATTATTACTGTATGTATTTAGCCAATAGTCATAGGGGCCATGCATGTGGCAGGGGGGGTGTGTGGTGTATATATATACGTGGATAAGCTAAAAAATCAGGATAAGGTTTGAAAGTACATCTTCCACATATAGCATATCTTCTACAATATACAAAATATGGATTCTACAGGTATAGGACCCCCGGCCCCTACACTATATATTGTACCAGTCCACAGCATTTTGTCAACAACATTCTGCATCTATTAACTAAATAAATGTAACATATTGTAAATATACACATATATTGTAAAAATAATTAAAAAAAGACTTGACAAAGTTCTGTAGGCCGGTATAATAGTAGGTATAGGCTGTAAAAATCAATAGGCCACACTCACAGACATACACATATTAGGGCATCACGATGAATAGCCTATTAAAATAAATGAAATCAAAGTCAACAGTAAACAAAGCCGGTAACTATACCAAACCTACCATGCGTAAAAGATTGTTTAATCGTATTAAGGCAGGTGGAAAAGGTGGAAATCCGGGGCAATGGAGTGCAAGAAAGGCACAAATGTTAGCATCTGCTTATAAAAAGGCCGGTGGTGGCTATAAATAATGGTAGCTAAGATACAGACTATCAAGAAAAAGATTAAAGAAAAGAAAAAACTAGGGTTTTCTGAACGAGCAAGAGCAGTCAACAAAGGATTATTACCTAGTAAAGCTAAGAAAAACAAATAATTGGCATATTTAAACCATAATCTACCGCCATTTAGTGCATATATCAGGAATGAGTACCTATATGACCACGAAAAGGGGCATGGTGAGTTTACATTTGCTGATGTACACACAGTTAATAGCTTAGAAAGAAGAGCATTGCTATTTGAGTGTCTATTACCCAATGGGGTAAACTGGACACGTAGACCTATTCATGCATTTTGTTGGAAAAAAAACGCACCCAAGCATGATTTAAACATCCATCAGTACTGGGATTGCTTTTCTCCCTATGTAGATGTCCAAAGAAGGAATAGATTAGCGAACTGTAGAGCAGAACTAGTAGATTACAAAGGTGTTAAAAGAAAAGGCACATACATGTTTACAATAGACTGGGCATGGGAAAACAAAGCAGGGATGTTAGACACAAACTTTAGTGAAGACCCCGAACATAAATGTGCTCACATGTTTAGAATGGATGATGGCAACTTTTTTGCCTATCCGAATAATAGAACGATTTGGTATGATGATGCTTTTATGGAAGAAAGGCTATCAGAAAATCCGGGATACAAGATAGACCAAAACTTTTATACCGTAGAGAATACAAGAGAGGAAGATACAACAACTGATGATTCATATATGACTCAGTTCGAACGACCTTAGTGAAGATATTCTTCGACCACATTACGGGTAAGCTAACAAACCATGATTTAGTTTACTCTTTAGCACTAGCACACTTTGAAGAAAAAGAATATTGCTTTGCTTTTGAGAATGGATGGATTCCCTTATCTTGGTACTACACACCATTAAGACAACTAACTTGGATTAATGCAAGGAATACTAGAATACAACTTAATAAGTTTACATTTAGTAAAAAACAAAAAAAGACATTACGTAAAGAACATATTACAGTAAGGACATACGATAAATTAGATGATGCACTTTTCACTACTATTTCCAGTATTTATAAAAAATATATTAAACATAAGAAGTTTCATGAAAAGAACTTTGAAAAAGAAAGCGAAGTATTTGAAAGACAAGACTACATCGATTGGAAATATTTTATCTATTATTACAAAGATAAACCGATAGCATTTACAGAATTAAAAGTTTATGATAGCAAACATGTTCTAACGGGCCAGTTTGCTTGGGATTATGAAAATACTAGACTGGGTATTGGAACTTATGCAACCTTATACGAAATAAATTGGGCTATCAAAAACAAATGCAAAAAGTATTATTTAGCTTATGGTTATGAAAAATCAAATGTTTATAAATCAAGATTTAAAGGTTTTGAATTTTGGAATGGTAAAGGTTGGATAGATAATAAAACTTTGTACAAGAAACTTTGTGAACACGATACAGAAATAAATACACTAGAAGATTTAAATAAATATCAAAGAACATATTTTACAATAGATGGCTAAAAAACCAACAGAGAGTACAGGAATTATCCATATTCCTAAAAGAACAAGCATCGGAAATGGCAAAACTAAAATGTCATCCATGAATAAACATAAACGAAGAAGCTATAAAAAATATAGAGGACAAGGAAAATAGTGTCAGAAAAAAAGTATTCTAATAATGTGAAGGTGTATGATGAACTTAAAAAAATATCAGATGCACCTAATCAAAAAAAACAAGCAATCAAATCATCCCAGAAAGCAGCAACGGCTGCATTGGGTAGTGTTGTCTTAAATACACCTATTGCAAAAAATGTTAAAAACAAAATAGAAAATGCTATTGGTAAAATACCTTTTAGTGATAAGATGTTAGTAGGCAGTAATAAAATAGGTTTAAAATTAGGTGGTAAAACTTATAGTGGTTCTTTTACAGTTAATAAAAATGGAGATGCTAATTTAAATTTATCCAAATCATTTACAAAAGATTTACAAACAGAATTGTCTGCAGATAAAAATAAAGTTAAGGTAGGACTTAGTCTTAAATTTTAATGGCAGACCCTAAAGTAGGAACAGGAAAAAAACCCAAAGGTTCAGGAAGAAGATTATATACAGATGAAAATCCTAGAGACACTGTTAAAATTAAATATGCATCAGTACAGGATGCAAAAAAGACTGCACGTAAAGTTAAAAAGATTAATAAACCATATGCTAGGAAAGTTCAGATACTTACTGTCATGGAACAGAGAAGTAAGTTCGGAGGTAAACCACAACAAGCAGCAATAGCAAAGAGAGCAAAGTTACAACTAAAGAAAAAACATGGCACTAGCAAAATCACAAAGAAGTCTTAAATCATGGACAAAACAAAAATGGCGAACGAAGTCTGGGAAACCCTCTTCAAAGACAGGAGAAAGGTATCTTCCGGAAGCAGCCATCAAAAGTCTCAGTCCTCAAGAATACGCAGCTACGACCAGAGCCAAGAGGAAGGGAACAAAAGCAGGAAAGCAATTCGTCAAACAACCAAAAAGAATTGCCAAGAAGACTAGAGCATACAGGAGAGTATCATAATGAATAATAATAAAATGAAAATGAATGGTAAGACCGATAACCGAAACAATCGGACTATGAACTTTGATATGAAAAAAGCAGACCTAGATAAAGATGGTAAACTATCATCTTACGAAAAAACTAGGGGCATGGCTATTCAAAAAGCTATGAAAGGTAAAGCATAATGGCATATGGAACGAAAACAAGAAAACCAAAAAATAAGACAGTAGTAATGATTGCTGTAGGAAAATTAAAACCGAAAAAAAATGGCACTAAGCGAAACTCAAAAAAGAAAAAACTTTCTTAAAAAACATGGACTTAAAAAATTTAATACTGCGGTCAGGACCACTGAAGGTGGTAAAAAAGGTAAAGTCGGTATACTCGAGGGTGGGAAGCCTCGCCTTATTCGCTTCGGTGACGCTTCTATGGGTCACAACTATTCCCCAGAAGCTAGGAAGTCTTTTAAAGCAAGGCATAGAAAAAATATCGCAAAAGGTCCAACAAGTGCTGCGTACTGGGCAAACAAAGTTTTATGGGCAGGTAAAGGCGGTTCGAAGAAAAGCCCTCCTAAAAGTCAGCGAGTGGTTAAAGGAGCCAGAAGTTAAATTAAGTGGTAACGTCTTTAAAGCAAATAAAGACGAAGAAACAGTTACACAAATAAAGTTTAAAGAAGATTAAAAGTTTGACGATGCCTTCGGGGTCGTTGATATCTAGCTTAAAGCAAGGAGGTATAACATGACTTTTACACTAGATAAATACATGCCCTACACAGTAGGGTTTGATAGATTCTTTGATACATTAGATATTGTAAGTAATACTGATGCCAAAGGATTTCCACACTACAACATTAAAAAAATAAATGATGGAGAGTGGCAAATAGATTTTGCACTAGCCGGTTTTACAAAAGATAGTATTGATATCAATGTTAAAGACAATACATTAACTGTAAAAGGTGAAATGGAATCAGACAAAGATGAATATCTGTACAAAGGTATTTCTACTAAAAAGTTTTTTAAGACTTTTTCACTAGCAGAATATACAGAACCTACAGATGCAACTATGGAAAATGGTATTCTGACAGTTACATTGAAACAAGAATTACCAGAAGAAAAAAAACCAAGAACAATTAAAATAAAATAGTGCCAATATATTCTTATAAAAATAAGAAGACGGGTAAAGTCTGGGATGAGTATCTATCGTATAAAGATAGAACCAAGCCACTTGCTAATTCAAACGTAGAGATGGTGATAACTGCACCCAGACTTTCCTTTATCGAAAGAGGGGAACACAAAGGCCGAGACCAAATGATTGAAGCTGCTCGTAACGGAATGAGAGAACGACAAATAGAAGAAGAAGTCGGAATAAGAAAATCTCCTGAGTGGTTAAAAGAAAGAACAGAAAAACATTTACAAAAGGTCCGCAATGTTAGTTCCTGAAAATAAAAAAGAATTAGCTTTAACAGAAAAGCAAGAAACATTTTTAACTGCTTTGTTTGGAGAAGCAAAAGGTAATCCTAGAGTAGCCGGTGATATTGCAGGATATGCAGACTATCATCAACCCTTACGTGCATTAAAAGAAGAAATTATTACAAGAGCAGAAGAACAGTTAGCTGCTTTTGCACCGAGAGCAAGTATGGGTATGATTAATGCTTTAGATGAAGACGGAAGTTTACCCGGTGCTAATATTAGAATGGAAGCAGCCAAACAAATTTTAGATAGAGTTGGTTTATCCAAAAAAGAAAAATTAGATATTACAGCTAAAGTTCAACACGGAGTTTTTATATTACCACCTAAAAACAATGACTGAAAAAATTAAGATAGCTAGAAGAAAAAATGCTAGAGTAATTCCTTATGGTTACGAAGTATCAGAAGAAGACCCTGACTTTCTAATACAAAATGAAGAACATATGGAGTTAATTAAAAAAGCAAAAAAGTTTATAGAGAATAATTGTTCTTACAGAGAAACTGCAGAATGGTTATCACATCATACAGGTAGAAAGCTGACAGGTATGGGATTAAGAGAAGTGCTAAAAAGGGTAATACATAAAGGTTGGTAAGCGAACCTAAACCAAAAAAATCTGGTAGAAGAAGAGTAAAAGATTTAAATACTCCTTTAACTATTAAAGAAAAAAAAGCACGTAAGTCTGCTCAAGATTTATTACGTGAAAAAAAAGAACAGTTAGAAAAAGCACAAGCTAACTATTGGTCTACTAAAAGTAAATTAAAAAAGATTGACAATGTATTAGAAGGGAAAGAACAACTTATTGAAAAAGATAAGATTGAAGAAACAACTCCTAATATTAGAGAAGCTATCAAAGATAGAGAAGTTATCTTTGAACCCAATGAGGGACCACAAACAGAATTTCTAGCAGCATCCGAAAGAGAAGTATTTTACGGAGGAGCAAGAGGTGGAGGTAAATCATACGCAATGTTGGTTGACCCACTTCGTTATTGTGATAAACAAAAACATAGAGCATTGCTTATTCGTAGGACAATGCCTGAGTTAAGAGATTTAATAAATCATTCACAACAATTATATCCGAAAGCTTATCCGGGTGCTAAATGGAGAGAACAAGAAAAAGAATGGAAGTTTCCTTCTGGTGCTAGAATTGAGTTTGGATATGCGGAAAACTTAACTGATGCTTTACGTTACCAAGGACAATCATATACTTGGATTGGAATAGATGAACTACCGCAATATCCTACCGAAGATATATATAATTTTCTTCGGTCCTCTTTACGAAGTGTAGACCCAGAGATTCCTGTTTACATGAGAGCTACAGGTAATCCGGGAAATGTAGGTTCACTGTGGGTAAAGAATATGTTTGTTGACCCTGCTGTACCCAATACAAAGTTTGATATAGATATTAAAACACCAACAGGAATTAAAAAAATATCTAGAAGATTTATTCCCGCTAAACTAGAAGATAATCCTTATCTGATGCAGACAGATGATTATTATGCTATGTTGGCATCGTTACCAGAAGTACAAAGAAAACAATTTTTAGATGGTAACTGGGAAGCATTTGAAGATTCATCTTTTCCAGAGTTTAGTAAAGATATACACGTTATTAAACCTTTTGATATTCCAAGAAACTGGATGAAGTTTAGAGCATGTGACTGGGGATATAGTTCACCGGCATGTTGTTTATGGATAGCTGTTGACTTTGATAATAATCTATTCGTTTACAGAGAACTGTATACACAAAAGGTTACTGCAGATATGTTTGCTAGAAAAGTATTAGATGCGGAAGAAGGTGAATATATTCGATATGGAGTATTAGATAGTTCTACGTGGGCAAGACGAGGTGATATAGGACCGAGTATTGCAGAGACAATGATACTAGAAGGATGTCGTTGGAGACCCTCTGATAGAAGTCCTCGAAGTAGAATAGCAGGTAAATTAGAAATACATAAAAGATTAAGACCGGATGAAGAAACAGGATATCCTTCTTTATTTATTTTAGATAACTGTGTTAATTTAATTAGAACACTACCAATGTTACCGACAGATAAAAACAATCCGGAAGATGTAGATACTCACGCAGAAGACCATGCTTACGATGCACTACGTTATGGTTGTATGAGTAGACCAATACATCCTATTAGACAAGATTTTATAGATAAAGTAAACGAACCGAAACGAGCAAAACCTGCAGATAGTGTGTTTGGATATTAATGAAAGATATTAAAATAGGATATAAAAATTATAAAGTAAAAAATTTAGATTCCATAGTATCTAAGTGTAATGAAATAAACGGACAGTTTCTTGCATCAGATGGAATGATAGCTTTATCCTCTACAGAAGATTCTGTATCTCATGCGAATACATTTATACATGAAATATTACATGCGATTGTATATCAATGGGGAATAGAATTAGATGATAAAGAAGAAGAAAAAATTTGCAATACTCTTGCGAATGGACTAACAACTGTATGTGTAGACAATCCTTGGTTATTACCTTACATACAGAAACAACTAAAAGGAGAAAAATAAAATGGCAATCATGAAAAAATATGTACAGGGTGAATTACCTGAGAACATGTATGGAAACGAAGCCTCTAAGCAAGGCGATTCCAAAACTAATGTTGTAAAAGGTGGTTCAGCTTTTCCTGCTGACTATGCTGAAGGTGGAGTGAACAAAGACTTCCCTAAAGAAAAGAAAAGCACAGTAGACGGAAAAGTCTTCTCAATGGCTGACGAAAGAGATTACTAAGAGGTATAAATGCCACACGATAACAAAAGTGGCTTGACATCTGAAACTGATGAGGTAACATCCTTATCAGAAGATAAAGATGATTCTTATAGTAATCTCGGTAGTCTTATCGAGTCTAGATTAAAAGAATCAGAACAAGCACGTCTTTACGAT